TTGTTGCGGTCAGTTGGACAGATGCTCTTTTACCAACACAGGTGTTTGCACCACCTTTTATACATGAGATAGCTTACATTTCTAAGGACCTCTACAACGCCATATCCGAGCTTCGTGAAATACTACGCTCTACTACATTCCCAATACTCACGCTTCCGAGCAAACAACCAGTAGGAGACATTACCGTAGGCACAGAAAACTTCATTGCGTATGACCCCGAAGGTGGCGGAAAACCAGACTTCATAGGACCCCCACCAGAACCTGCAAGGCTGTATATGGAATACATTCAAATGCTCATAGAACAGATATACAAGATGACAAACCTTGAGTTTGTGCTGGGCACTCAAATGCAAAAAAGTGGTGTAGCCCTTGAGTTTGAGTTTCAAGACCTCAACACAATGCTTTCGGGTATAGCGATGAATATGGAACAAGCCGAATACAAAATAGCGGAAATTGTGTGTGCATGGAGCGGAGAGCAAGGTTTTAAGGGAACAATAGCGTACGAAAAAGACTTCAGCTTCAGAGATGTAGAGAGAGGCCTCAAGATTGCAATGGATGCTTTGAGCTTACAGATATCTACAACCTTTGACAACGAACTCAAAAAACAGCTTGTAAGAACCCTACTTCCTGATGCAGATGAAGAAACCATGCAGAGGATAGACAATGAAATAGACGGGCTGGAAGGCTTAGACCATCAATTAAAGAGGGAATTATGAACCCAAGAGCAAAAGGTAAGCGGGTAGAATACAAAATCAGAGATAGATTACGCAGAATAGGGGAGTGCTACAGAGTGCCGTGTAGCGGAAGCAGTGAAGGATTCAAAACAGACCTTCACTTGTATATATCTAACAAGGTATATAGAGTGGAGGTAAAAGCCAGAAAAGAGGGGTTCAAGCAGATACGAGACTGGCTTGAGGAAGCAGACATGCTCATTGTAAAGATAGACAGACAAGAGCCCATCATAATTCTCAGTCTCAACACTCTGGAGGAGCTACTTGGACTGGCAGAAAATCCGTGAGCTTTTTATAAGGTTCCTCCTGGACACTCTCAAAGAGATAGAAACAGAAGGTGAAGATTTTCTGCAAGACTTTCTTAAAGAGCTCGCAAAAGAAGGCTATGTACTTACGCCTGAACTTGAACAAAAACTCAGAGAGTTTCTGCACGAGATACAAAAAGAGCTCTACGGTCATATACACACTGTGTTGGAAGTAGCCTATTATAAAGCAAAGCCTGCATTACCGAAAGATGAGTTTATTAGCAGTCTTGCCAGCACAGTCATAGACCAGATTTACCCAGACGGACTCAGTTTATCACAGCGCCTCTATCGCTGGGAAGCAGAAACTCTCAGGGGCATCAAAGAAGTCATCAGAAGAGGAGCGCTTCAAGGTATCAGCGCACAGAGACTCAGATATGAAATACAGTACTTTCTTGAGCATACCACATCAGAAGAGTTCAAAACAGTGCTCGCAGATGACATACCGCAATATTTGAAAAATGTAATACAACAGGCAAAAGCTCTTGGACCTGAACACAGAGCCTTCTTTGAAAAAGAACTATCCAGAGCTTTAAAAAAGATAGAAAAACTAAAACGCACAGAGAGTATAGCCAACGCAAAACAGCTTCTCAAAGAGCTTGACAAAGCAGTTGAAAAGCAGTCCCAAGAACTTATCGAGAGAGCAGTCAGATGGTGGATTTACAACAGACAACTTACACGCTTCAAAACCATAGCACAAACAGAACTTGCCAACGCCTTCCATCTTGCACAGATCAGAGCAACAGAAGAAGATGCAGATGTTGTAGGTTACCAATGGCGACTCTCTGCCAGTCACCCAAGGAGAGATATATGCAATGTTTATGCCACAATAGACTACGGACTTGGGAAAGGAGTGTGGCCAAAGGACAAAGTGCCACGCAGAAAGCCTCACCCGCACTGTCTTTGCTACCTTCTGCCAGTTATCAAAAGAAAAAGCCACAAAGAGAAAGAACCAGAAATAGACAGACAGGTACTCCTGAGTTTTGCTCCCAAATGGATCAAAAGACTTGTGGGAAGCGAAGGTAGAGACATTTTAGACTTTTGGAACATGGAAGAAGGAAGGTTCATAACAAGAGAAGAGTTTGGTTTTTAACATAATACAACACATAAGTAAAAAAGTCTTCCTACATTCCATAGAAACAAATATGGAGGTTAGAAATGGCAGAAGTGCAGGTATACACAATAGGAAGAGGAAAGCTATTTTTGAAAGCGCCCAACACTAACGCATACGAAGATTTCGGAAATGTCACCGACTTTTCCATATCCGTGAAAGTGGACAAGCTGGAACACTTCTCTACCGCATCGGGCATCAAAGTCAAGGATGCTGAAGTAGTCAAACAGCTTTCCTTCAATGTGAAAATAGAAGTAGATGAACTCAGAAGGAATGTGCTCGAGAAGTTTATTCTCGCAGATACAACACAGAGAACTATTTCTGCTGGCTCTGTGACTGATGAACCCATAAGCACAGTCAAGCAAGGATTTTGGTACAAATTAAACAATAGCAACCTAGTGCAAGGTAGCGTTGTGGTAACAAACGACGCTGCTGTCCCCGCCACATACACAGAAGGAACAGATTACATGGTTGACTATCCAGCAGGTGCTATCTATATAGTAGAGGGGGGAGCTATTGCTGACAATACAAACCTCAAGGTGGATTATCAGTATTCAGCGGGTACACAATTCGTTATGAGTGGGGGAAAGAAGTACAGCATACAAGGTAGCCTGTGGTTCAAAGGGGACCCACCAAAGGGAAAGGTAGTGGATGTCATTGGAGATGTAGTTTTATCTCCGTCAGGAGAGCTTAAACTCATAGGTGATGACTGGCTGAAAGCCCAATTTGAAGGTACTTTTACAAACCCACCGCAGATCATAGACAGAGGAAACAGATAAAGGAGGTAAAACATGGGTAGTTTTGGTTTTTTTGCGGACACTAATCTCACTCAACCACTTGACAGAACTAATTCAATTCAGCTTACTTTTAATGTAGCAGGTGGTGGAGAATACAAAGACATACAGGTTTACTTCGGATCGCCTGACACAACCATAAAGGCTGTCCCTGCACCTCCTGACACTTACATCACTGTCACTATAATAGATAGAGATCCAAGTGCGCACAATCTCGATGCTACGAACGGACCTTGGTTTGTAATAGCTGATACTCAAGCAAACCTGTCTTCCGCACCAAAAAACCAGCCTTACAGCCTTGGAACCCAAGTCTTGGGTGGGGTGGCAAACGCAAAAAGTTTTTGGGTTCGTATATACGAGCCCGAACAGAACCCAGCGCTATACACTGACTTTGTTTTAACAACAAATAATATCTTGGTGCAGAACATATGAGAAAGGTAATATTGTCCGATGGTAGGGAAATCAAAGTACAGGAACTCAAATTTAAGCATTTCAAGAAACTGCTTCATATTATTGAAAAGATACTATCTGATGTTTCAAAGAACCAACTCAATACAGAGTTGTATCTTGAGCATGCAGTCCATATCGTGTCTGGGATGACCGAGCTTTCAGAAGAAGAGATAGAGAACATGAATGCTGCTGACAGTATCAAAGTTCTTCGTGCGTGTATAGAACAGATCATCTCAGATACCAATTTTTTACAAGAGGTGAAAGCACTGATAGCCCAAATCAGTCAAACGCTGACATCTACAGTATCGCAGAAGAGCTCATCTCAGAAGGACATCAAGTAGATGAGTATAGCATGTATGAGTTTTTTGAGTATGCAAAAAGAATGTATGAGAGAAAAGCAAGGGAAAGCAAACAGAGAATCCTGGAAACCGCATACGCGATCGCAATAGTCTTTTCAAAAGAAGCAAGAGACCAATTCTTAGAACAAGATAAAAAAGATGCTCAGGCGCTCATCGATCTCATGAAGGAGCACCGCTATGGCAAATGAAAAGCTGATCCTTGAGATTACAGCAGAGATAGAGGATGTTAAGGCAAAACTACAGCAACTTCAGTCAGAACTCTCACAGCTAAAAGAAACAGGCATACACATAGACACACAGAATCTCAGTAAGGCTGTTGCCCTCACTGAATCCCTCAAAAGCGCAATAAGATCTGTTGCCCAAGAGGTATTAGCAGTTGGCGCTGCCTTTCTCTCTATAGAGAAAATAATACAAGGTATCGTAGATGAAAGCCAGTCCTTACAACTGCTCACAGAAAGACTTTCCCTATTCTCAGAAACACCTAAAGAAGATCTGAAGGAAATTCAAAAAAGCGCAAGAGAGACGGGATATGATATGCAAGCCTTACTTGATGTTTTCCTCAGACTAAAGCTCGCAGGTAGAGACTTGAAAGATCTTGATGTTCTCGCAAAAACGGGGCGTGCATTCGGTCTATCAGCAGAAGAACTCAAACTCGTTGGATATGCAATAGAGCAAATCGCAGGAAAAGGAGTGTTGCAGCTCGAGGAACTCAGGCAACAGCTCGGAGAAAGAATCCCTGTTGCCATACAACTCGTGTCTAAGGAGCTTGGTTTTACAAATATATCTCAGTTTTACAGTGCCATAGAAAAGGGGAGCATATCTTCAAAAGCAGCTCTTGATGCGCTCTTTAGTGGGCTCAGGAAATTAGACGCGGCTGTTCCCACAAACAGCATCACCGTTGCTTTTGGAAATCTCAAAAACGCAATACAAGAGCTAATAATCGCTATGGGAGAGAGTGGTCTGTGGGACGAAATATCTAAAGGGATCAATGCCCTTGCGGATGCTATCAGAAACCTTGACCCAAACGTAATCTCTGCATTCACAGACACCCTTAAGGCGCTCTTTCAAGTGCTTGAAGCTCTTGCAAAGATCTTTCCGTATGTTGTCACTGTAAGCGCAGCCTTTATCAAATCCATTCAGATCATTTATACAGTGGTAGAAGCTGTCATATACACCATCCAGAAATTCATAGAAGCCATACTTTCAATACCAAAAGCCATATCCAGGCTGAGTCTTGACCCCATCAAGAATGTTTTCAGGGAGCTACTATCTGGGCTAAAGAACACAGTGGAGAGTATAAAAGAACTCACCACCTCATTGACAGAAAGATTCGAAAACTTAGAGGGAACAAGAAGACAACAGGCAGAGAAAAAATTAGAAACACCTACTACCACTCAGTTTGACCAAGTGGACATAGACAAGATTAAAAGGCAGCTTCAGGCAGAAGACGAAGCACTGAAAGCTCGCCTGCAAAATATTCACTCGTATGTTGAAGCACTCAAGAGTTTAGCAAAAGATGATATAAAACTAAAACTTCAGCTTGACCTTGAGGCAGAAGAAAGAGCGTTCAGCGAAACAAAGACAAAGTTAGAAAAAAGAAAGAAAGAACTTGAAAAACTACTTAAATTAACCCTCCCTGCAGAACAGTATAACCAACTGGAAAAGGAATACGAAAAAGTACAAGAAGAAATGACAAGAATAGAACAGACGCACGTATCAAGAAGACTGCAGATACTTTCTGAATATGTCAGAGAAGGAAGTAGACTACTTCAGAAGCTTATAGATGAACACAGAAAACAACTTGAGAAACTCACGGAAGACTATAAGAAGACCCTCAAGAGTATTGAAGAAGACACAAAGAAACTAAACAACCTCAAGCTTGGAATAGACAAAGAAGCCATGGACCAACTCAATAAGCTTCCGCCTGAGGTCAAACAAAAATTGCTTGACATCATTAGTATAGACGCAACTCCTCTCAACGCTTTCGGATCTGCTCTCTCGGAGCTCACGCAAAAATACCAACAATTTATGTCTGCTGTCAGAACAGGCACAAATATAGAGACCCTCAAGGAGCTAAGACAAGGATTTCTTCAAGCAAGAGAAGAAGCTATCAACTTTGTTAAGTCCATCACTCCTGAGTTCGCAAAAGATGTATTCTCTGCTCTCGGGTTTAGAGAAGGCTTTCTGCCATCGAGAGGAGCTGTAGCCCAGAACCTGCAGGTATTATTTGGAATGACAGAAGAAGAAGCAAAAAGAGCAGCGGAGAGATTTACCAACATATGGGTTGACGCGCAGGCAAAAGTAGCTCAAGCCTTCAGAAACATACCAGGACTTTCACAATTCATGACACAAGAGCAGCTCCAGGGCATACTCCTACAAAGAGGACTCAGAATGGCACTTCTTGAAGAAATACAAAGGCAAACACAAGAAATCAACGAAGCATTCAAAAAGAGTATGCAAGAAGCAATACAGCAACTACAATCCCAAGTAGATGAACTACAAAAAAGACTTGCCGCGGGGGTCAATATTCCAGTCAGGCTTGACCTATCAAATGTAGAAGAGCAACTCAGAAGCATAGAAAGTAGAGTACTTACAATCCCAGCACAGCTTGCAGTACAAAATGAAGGAGCTTACAGATGATTACCATCAACGGAATGGGTTTTGACGGTTGGATCAGGAATAAGTTCGGTGGGAGGGTCCAAAAAGAAAAAGGGGGTATGAAAAAATGGATTGTAAACGGAAGGCCTGCCATACAACTGCCTTTCTACCCATGCGAAAAAGTCATGCAGGATGTAAAAGAGAAAGAAAAAAACAGAAGAGTGATCACTGCCATAGATGGTACAGAATACATAGTTTTCTGTGGTGGGCTCAGCTCGGGTACAACAAATCCCCTTCCACCAAATGTATCTGTGTCTGCAAGCGCCACATCTGTAAAAGTAGGGGAGTATCTTTTTATCACCGTTATCGTTGAAGGAAATGCAGCTTGGAAAGGGATAGATAACTATGGACAGGAATACGAAACAAGCAAAACCAAGATATACACGGTGCGCATGACAGATGAATGGGATACTTATGTACTTGTATGGAACGTGTGTGATGGGAGCAGATCTATAGGCGCTGGAACAATAGAGGTATCAGTACAACCAAACACTGCACTCTCCTTCCCTACGACAGGCAAAACCAGAGAAATATTCATCAACAAATGTACCACATCCCAAGCAGTTGCCATTTCATCTTTACTGGGACAGACCATCAGCGTATCAGATGGAGAAGTATCCTTCACTGGCATACTCACATCTATTGACCTGAAATATGTCGCTGATGACATGTCAGATGTAGACACTAAAAGATTGCAGGGTGTTGATATCTACACCGGCACCTTGGAGGTTGAGCTCACATGAAGTACATAGACCCATGTCTAGTTTCTGTGAATAGCATCAGCAACTCAAACATAGTATCCGTTGAAGTATCCGCGGAAAGGAACAAGATCCAGCAAAACGCTAGAATAGAGTTTATCGGAGTAGATCCACCGTATCAAGTTTCCATCACTTACGCAGGTGTAGAAATTTTCAAAGGAATACTCAAACAAACACAATACAGCTTTTGTGAAACCATCAAAGCTACATACGAATCTGCTATGCCAACAGAGCAAGCAGACAACAGAGGAAAGATTGGTGCAAGTTTTATGATAGTGACAAACAAGATGCTCAGACAAAGAGTCAGAGAAGCCCTCAACGGGATCCTGAGCTCTCTCAGGGTTCCTATTGCACTTGATGAGTTTTTTTATGTTTCCCTCCCTACGGGGTTTGCAACTGTATCAAACATAGACTTGAGGTGGAAAGTGATAGGTATAGAGTTTGGAAGCGGATACGAGATCCCAAATGCGTACATCTTTACACATCCAGCCTACGATACATACATCGCAACCCTGCCCCCTCCAAGGCTCTACGATTCTGTGGGCATCATAGTTTGGGTAGAGGGGAGGGAGCGTGGAACAAGTATATACAACAGAAGCGCTGTAGAAGTAGCAGCTATATCTGCCCTATCTCCTGGGTACTTAGTGGCGAACTGTATATCCATGAACGGGAAAGTCATATCTCCATCAATAGAGACATCTAATGACATCTTAGTCCTGTGCGGTGCCGATGTCTTCGACCCAGACAATAGCATTGTAGATGGTGTACATACTATAGATCAGAACATGACTATAGCCGATGTTGTCAAAAGATACACATCTTACAGTGTCCTTGGTTATGACCCTGAGCAGAGAAGATTTCAAGTCACTAAGCAAAACAGGATCTCACGAGTGTTTAACATACCGCCCTCTGCAATACTATCTTTTGACATAACATCGTACAGAAAAAGCAAGTTTAATGTGGTAAGGGAGCAGTTTGTAGCACTTGCAAAGCTCAATGCTGTTTATACCGTCTCATATCATCAAGGGCAACCACCCTCTGCCATCAGACAGCCTGTTGACATCCCCGCAGGGTATGCATCCGTTGGACTCACTTCCACAGATGCGGGTGGATATTCATCTGAAATCCTTGATGTAGGGGACTCCGCAACAAGTGGATTTCTTTTTAACGCAGCGTACAAAAATCCAGTAAGCGTTGCGAAACAACTCATGACTGATAGAAGTGATACTGCTTACTTGCAAACAATTCTTCTGCCTGACATACAGCCGTATACCAAAGTCTCCTTCGCAGGTGGAGAGTGGTGGGTAGTATCCTACACACACAGAATATCTCACGATGAAGCAACTACATCGATGAACCTTGTGGAGGCGTTCGAATGATACCCGTCACAGGAGTTGCTTATTCACGTCCGGACTACCAGGTGGGATTGTCTTTACCTATCGTTGGGGGTCCAAAACCAGAACCACCAGAAGAAACGAAGCCTCCCGCGGAATGGACATTTTTACTACAAACTAGCATCACAAGTGTAGTACGGGGTGTTCCGTATATAGTCCTAGACAATGCAAAACTCAGGATAGATTTAGGCTACTCGTACTTTCCATATGGATACCAAGATACTTGGGATCCTGCAAGGTTAAGGAAGCACACAGATAAAATCGATATAAACAACACTACAGACCCCAGGATACAAGCACTCCACATGATGATCTATAAATTAAAATCACGCCTTTACTACCAGAGACTATACCAGCACCAGCTTTTATTCCTTTACGCAGAAAGACATCAAGATGAATACATGTTATATATACAGAACTACGCAGATGAACTACACATCAATAAGCTCAAAGAACGACGTAGGATTACGGATCCTGTGTTTTCAATTCTTGCGTTTTTCAATATACAAACAGGCAACATCCATGTGTATATGAGAGGCTACGGACAAGCTGAATTCATACAGAGATGGAGTGAAGAGTATTACAACATAGAAAGCACTTGGCTTGTAAAGGAGATTCTCGATCTTCTTCCTTTCGAGATCAAAGACAAAGGCTACGCTTTTGTTTATGCTCCGTATTCAGGATTTCGTACTGATGGGGAATATGAAAGCAATTATCCACCGAATTTTGTACTGCACAAAATACAAAATGATCAATACTACGGAGCAGGAGAGTTTTTCCAATATCTTGCAGAGAAAAAATACCCACTCGTTGTTGATATATTTCCTGTTGAATATTCCTACCACTTCTGGAAGGGGAATGGCTACGAAAGCTTCTACGAAGATTACTGGGGAAGTTATATCTCTCCATTTACGCATTTCAGGAATGACCAAGATATCAATAGAAACTACACTTTTTATGAAGCAGACGTTACTGAGTCAGCGGGTTGGGTAAAGTTGAAGTTTTTAGCTCCAGATCTCGGAAGATATTACCTCGTTAATTCCACTCTTGAGTTTTCACAAGCACAGGCGACAATAAAAGAAAACGTTAGTGGTAGTAGTGTTTTTGTGAAGATAGAGCAAACTGTAGAAAGAAAGCCTTTTGTGAAATTAAACGCACGGGTAGATAGTGTAGCTAGGACTGGTATTACACAGAAGATAGAAAGAAAGCAACAGGTACCCATCATACACACAATCAATGCTATAGCAAAAACAAATATTAGAGAAACGATCGTCCCCACAGTTCAAATTACAGAGAGAATAGATAGAAAGCCGAGCGTGAAATTTGTTGAATACATACTGCCCCCGTTTACTCGTATATATACATATTTCCATATAGATATAAGAAGCATAGCCAGAACAGGAATAGAGCAGACTGTAGAAAGAAAGCCTTTTGTGAAATTAAACGCACGGGTAGATAGTGTAGCTAGGACTGGTATTACACAGAAGATAGAAAGAAAGCCTTATACAACACTTATACAGAGTTTCCAAAAACCATCACGAGCAACTGTTATGGAGCGTATCTTTTCTATACCTCGCACCCGCATAATAGAAAAAGTTCAACACCCCGTGTCCACAACCATCAAGCAAAGACTTTGGAAGTATGAAAGACCAATCCGAAACCTTGACTACTACCGCTACTACGGAATTACCATTAGAGGTTGAGTATGGTTTGTAATTTTGGAAATTTTTGCCAAAATTGCACTGGTTGAGCCAATTTATGATCTATATCATTTTTGTGGCCACTTGCAACATGTTAAAAATAGGAGGGTCTACTTTTGTAAAATTACAGCAAAGCTTTGTCCTTCAAGATTTTTCCTTACTTTCCTTTTAAAAATGTTGCAAAATTTGTGGCCACTTTTGTTGCAAAAAATGTGGCCACCCCACCACTCAAAACCTTGACAGACAACACTTTCAGAAAGCCTTAAATATGATACATATCATATTTCAAAAGACCCGATTTTAAGCAAGTCATTGTCTTTCAATGTTTTACTTTGTTCCGTTATTTCCCAAAATATCCCAGAAAATCCCAAAAAACTCGTTAAAATTAACAAAAAGGGGTGGCCACAAATTTTGCAAAATTACAAATGGGACACCCTACCCCTCTGG